ATATATAGAGTAGAGTTTGGATCTGTAGACAAAGATTATTTTAAGCGCAGTAGTTATTATGAAGAATTAAAAAGAGTTGCCGATCTACAATACAACTTTTTTGGAAAAGATTTAATTATTTTTCTATCGGGTGGGTTAGACAGTGAGATCGTTGTAAGAACATATCTTAATATAGGAATTAAACCTAGATGTGTTATTATTAGATTTGTTAATAAACTAAATCCCGGAGTAATTGAGAACTTACTCGAAGTAACCGCAGCGATAAAAACTGCAACAGAATTAGGAGTTGAATTTGAACTTTATGATTTTGATGTATTTGATTTTTATCTAAGTGGTGAGGCTAAAGAAATTGCAGTCAGGTATACCTGCGACACGTTTGGAATATTAGTTTATTATAAGCTCGCAATGATTTATGCTTCCCATCCCTGTATATTTTGTTGCGAAGTTGTATTAGAGAAAAGACGAGATAATAATCTTAATCCTGTTTGGTATATTAGGTATGAAGAAACACTTGAAGCAGCCACACATAGAGTTACATTAGATACAGGTATACCTATTGTAATGGAGTGGTATTATTATACTCCAGAACTGTTGTTATATTTTTTAGAATCTCAATACATAAAGAATTTAGTAACTAATAGGTCCACGTATGTTTCTAGCACTAGGGTAAAGAATGACATTTTAAGAAAACTCGTACCCGACGTAAAAGATTCGACTAAATCTAAAACTTGGGGATACGAAAATTTAACCAATATGTTACTTGAAGCAAATTGGCAGTTTAAATATTTGATGCCCTACAGAATAGATCCTTGCGATCACGGAACATCATATAACGAAGTAATAGAAATGCTAAGAGGATAAAATGCTAAGACCGTTAACTAGAGATGACATACCATTAATACCAAATGTTGTAGATCCTAGAGATCTTATTTCTTTTAAAAACACATTTTTATCTGGATTAAACACCTGGTATGCATATGGATGGTTTAAGGATGAAAAATTAGTCGGAGTATCAACTTCTCACTATAATGGTGATGCTCCGGAATGGTTTTTATTAAGACAATATGCAGATCGTGCAGAAGACCTAGAAGATATGGTTGCCGCAGTATGTCAGGAATTTGAATCCAAAGAATTGTATAGGTTCTTTTGGCTAGATGCAGATCATGATGTAGATTTTATGAAAAACTTTATTCCTTCGTATTATAATCATTATAAGGATTATTCAATTGCGCCATACGGGCTTCCTAAAAATTTAAGACACTTTAATATTTTAATGAAGAATACAGGATATCCTACAAATACTCATGTGTACATGAGTGTTGTCCCTAACGATCACAGACGCAAATAATTCTGAAGAGATGATTGCATCTCATTAAAATTTTTATTCAATGAGATACTTAAAAGGTATCTCGGCATAGCTCTATTTGTTACAGCATGTGGGGCTCTTGAATTAAAAAGATAAAATTTGTCTGTCTCATATTTTAACTCTTCAATACTAATGTGCATTTTATTATATATCTCTGAAGTTTGAAAATATGAAATACTGTCAGACTGATTATTAATTAATAAATTTATGCTTGAAGATCTAAATACATCTCTATGTAACATATAATGTGTCCATGGTTTAAGCATAAAAATATTAACACATTTGTTAAATTCGCCATCTGTTATAAAATTCTCACAGATATATTTTAGAAATGAATCTTTAAAAATTAATTCTATAGGTGGGTGTTTTTGAAAAAATGTTCCAACAGTAGGGTTTACCCAATCAGTGCCGTTTTCACAGAATTTTAATAATTCTTCTCTAATAGTAGATTTAACCGTTATTTCAATAAAATAATTTTCCATCACATTATTTAATGTAAAGACTGAGTTAGTTTATAAATATTTGTTTAACCCACCTTAGGGCCGTTTGTCGCTACGGAAAAAGGCGTCCGCGCAATTGAACTGCACCGCGATAGTGTGCCGGGAGATAAAGTAACTCCCACCAAATTATGACTATATTTTTAACCACACTCTTATTCACACACATTACAATCGTATGCGTTACATTATTCTTACATAGAGGACAAGCACATAGAGGTATCAAGTTCCATCCTATATTGAGTCACTTCATGCGCCTTTGGTTGTGGCTTACTACTGGCATGAACACCAAGGAGTGGGTTGCCATACATCGCAAGCATCATAGATCGACCGATGTAGAAGGCGATCCACATAGTCCACAAGTTTTCGGACTATGGTGTGTCCTATTCGGGGGCGCTTTCTTATATCACGAGGCTAGCAAGGATCGTGCAATGATCAACAGTTACGGTGTAGGAACACCCGATGACTGGCTAGAGCGTAAAGTTTACACCCCACACCCGTGGCTAGGCATATTGACCATGCTGATCGTAGATCTTGTTCTTTTCGGCGTGTGGGGGTTCTTAGTATGGGGTATTCAAATGATATGGATACCGTTCTGGGCAGCGGGTGTTGTTAATGGTATTGGACATTGGTGGGGGTATAGAAATGGAAATACTAACGACAATAGTACCAACTTTAGTCCTATTGGTATTATCATTGGGGGCGAAGAACTGCATAATAACCACCATTTAGATCCTGCTAGTCCTAAATTAAGCAAACGCTGGTTTGAGTTTGATTTGGGCTGGGCATGGTTTAAGCTATTTGAGTTTATGAGGCTTGCTAAACTAAATACACGACTATGAGAGCAAGAGAATTTGTAATTAATGTCCCTATTACCATTAAAATTAATGGTGATGGTGACCCAGAACTAGACATGGGCCAAGGAAATTCAAATGCGCCCGTAGATCCTTCAATTCCCAAAGAAGAACCCGTAATGGTACCTCCATTACAACAGCAAATAGAGCTTCAAAAAGCAGGACAGGGTAAAAATAGTCCAATTATTCAGGACCTTACACAAGACGAATTAGATCCTGATACTAAAGAACCTGCATCAACAAACTTTTAAACTCAATAAATACTGGGTATGCCAATCCAGAAGATTAAATCCGGCCGTGTAATTACGGTTCCAGTTGACCTATTCATAGGTGAAAAAGGTATCCTGTTTTACGATGAAGAAACAGGCGAATTAAGACTTTCTGATGGCGTAACACCTGGTGGTATACCTGTTAGCAGTGGGAGTGGGGGAGGAACAGGGCTCCGGGGCCCGACAGGCCCTACTGGTCCACAAGGCGATCAAGGAGCAACAGGTAATAGAGGGCCAACCGGCCCCCGTGGTGATCAGGGTATTTCGGGAGTTCAGGGACCACAAGGACCTAAAGGAGACACCGGAAGTACTGGAGCAACAGGACAAACTGGAGCCCAGGGCATTCCGGGACCCAAAGGAGATACTGGAGCGTCAGGCCCCTCAGGACCTTCAGGACCTCAGGGAAGTATAGGACTTTCAGGCCCTTCGGGCCCTTCGGGCCCTCAAGGGGAAGCTGGAGTAAGTAATGTTCCTGGTCCAACGGGTCCAACGGGTCCAACACCAGAAACAATAGTCTACACAGCACAATCTGCTAACCTTACAAACGGTGTTTATGTTTCAGGTAGCGTCGCCGACATTCAAACATTTAACGATGGAAATAGTTATTCATTAACAGACGGATCACTTACGGCCCCTGCTTGGATATTTGATGTTACTTTCACCGATGTAGTGTCATTTAACCAGGTTGATCTAAATATATCGTATACTACAAACTCTGGACATACAGTTTATGTTCAATTGTTTAATAAAAATACAGAAGCATGGGATAACGTAGGATTCTATAATGGATTGAACGGATATCAACAGTTTCAGTTAGGTGTTATTTCGAGTAGTGCATACATTGATGCAGGGACAGTATTAGTACGATTATATCATAGTAATACAGGAAATCCTGCCCACCAAACATTTATCGATTACATTGCAGTAGTAGATTCTATTGCTGGCGGCCAGGGCCCTAGAGGCCCTGCAGGTCCTTCCGGTCCTAGAGGTCCTTCCGGTCCCGGGGGAATATTGGGAGATGTTAGTTTATACAGTCTAATTACTAACACTTCTACCGGTACAATCAGTAACATTACTTCTTTAAAATTTGATACAGATGCCGGGTTTTCACTAACAGATTTAGGTGGTGGTTCTGCCCTTGTTGGCATGAATTCTACTTTCAAATATATTACAGTTGACGGTCAAGACCAGCTAGTAGCAGAAGGACTTGATACATTAAGGTTAGTAGCAGGTGATGGCATTTCTATCACAACAAATGCGGTAGATTCTCCTCAAAGTATAACAATTAGCGCAACGGGTGGCACGGGCGGTACGGGCGTTATTAAAACTTTTAATATTTTAAATGCATTTACTGCGCCATTAATAGGAACATCAATTTATGTTCCATCAAGCACAGATTACATTCGTTCTGTACAATTAACAAATAGCACCTCGGTTCCATTTGATTTAACCGTTGGTTTATACAGAAATAACGAACTTTTAAGTTTTTACACGATTCCAGCAGGGCAAATTACGGCTAGATATAATGCAGATAATTATAGAATTACATCTAGCGATTATATAACCGTAAATGTGGTAGCCGGGCAAGGGTCAAATTTTAGTTTAGTACTTCTTAACGTAAATTTATAATAAGAAGACTAAATAAAAGAAATATGAGGTAGGGCGTTCCTATCAAAAGGAGATAAAATAAATGGCAACACTTAATGAACTTGGTAGAAACAGTGCAAGTATTACATATGGTCCTTCGGCAACAGGTGCTGAAATGTGGCCAACATTCGCACTATTCGATCAATGGATGAGAAATGATACTCTTCAGGGAACCGCAACAGCGTCAAGCACAACTGTAACTGGTGTAGGCAGTGTTTATTCTACACAGGTAAGAGCAGGAGATGTAATTATGATCGCAGGACAGATGAGAACTGTTCTTGCCGTTGTAAGTGATACTAGTTTTACTGTTACTTCAGGATTTAGTCCTGCAATCAGTATTGCGAGTTCAGTAAAAGTGATCAACACAAGTTTGACAGGAACCGTTACAGGAACCGTAAGAGGAAGTACAACTGGCGTAGTAAGTGTTACAAACGGATCGGCTACAGTTACTGGAGTTGGAACATATTTCTTAAGTGAGTTTACAAGTGCTGTTGCTACAACTAACTTAGCAGGTACCGTTGCTGTAGGAACTGACGGTGTTATCACTGGTTCTGGTACAAGTTTTAATACAGGGGCTGACGGTAGTGCAAACAGATTACAAATCGGCGATAGTATTTTGGTTGGTACAGCTTACTTTGTAGTTGCTAGTGTTAGTAGTGACACAAGTGCTACAGTAGTTACCGCGCCAGCGGTTGCTATTTCAGGCGGAACAACAATCGCTAAAGCTAATAACGGCGTAGTAGGTCGTACTGTTGTTATTAACGGCCGTGTCCGTCAAATTACTGCCATTGCTAGCAATACCAGTATGACACTAAACGCGGCCTTAGATTTCACCGACAGCAACTTAAAGATTAAAGCATACCCTCGTGGAACACTAACAGTATCAGCTGGTAGTGCTAGTGTAACAGGAAATAGTACAAACTTCAGTTGGGATCTAGTAACAGCTGATCAAGTGTGGATTGGCGACGAATTAAGAACATTCAGCTTTAGTGCTAATGCCACAACCGCAGCTACACTAACTGACTACACGGGTTATAGTGGAACAGCAGTTAACGTTCTACGTCAGGCAGTAACGGCTATCCCTTTCCACAGAGATGATAGTTATTTAACAGGTTCTGGAACAGCATTTACAACTGAACTACGTGTCGGTGATGATTTAATTATCGATGGAACTGAGTGTACTGTAACGCAGATTCTTAGTGCAACATCTTTTAGAGTTAACTTAGACTTCACACATAGTCCAAGTAGTGCAACAATTTATAAAAAGAAAAAGATTCACGGTTATGTCCTAGAAGGAACAAGAGAAGGTGTTGGTAACGGTGGTAAGCTAAGTACCACTACTACATCTGTTCTAGCAGCAGGTACTGTATATCCAGCAGGTAATACAACTCTTACAGTAGCAAGTGCAACTGGCTTTTCTCAATATGGTTTTGTCAAGATTCAAGGTGCAGGCGGCCCAGCAAGATCACTGACTGGTCAGATTAACACAATTTCAGCCAGTGCAACCATAACAGGTACCAACACATTGTTTACAACTGAACTGCATGTTGGTGCTGAAGTTGCAATCGGTGGTCAATACTTGACTGTTCTTGCAATTGCAAGTGATACAAGTATGACGGTTTCTGCTACTATGTCAGTAACTGGTCCAACACCAATTTACAGAACAACACCGTTGTACACGTATATTGCTTCTATTGCAGGTTCTATTTTAACACTTGGACATCCGCTCAGGGCAACAATATACAGTACTGGAGCAAACGCCCCACTTGTATATACGCCGAGTGCGGCGGGCGATTATGTAGAATATGTTTACAGTGCTCCTAATAAAACGGCAGAAGCATCAACAACATTGTTTAATACCAGTTTAGATCGTAAGTATACGGCTTTCCGTTTCTATCCATTAGCAACAGGTGGTGGTACAGGTAACGCTATTACCACTGCTGGTAGCGCATATAATCTAGTTGTTTATGAACGCTGGACAGCGGCCCATGGTCTTGCTAACGGCGTCGGTATTAATAAAGCTGACCTGAGCGACAGCACGTCAGCAGTTAGCGGTGTTACCGATCAAACATCAATGACTCAAACAACAGGTGGATTCTTATATCTATTTGCTAAACCTCGTTATGTTCTAGTTCAAGGAAAATCATTCTCTAACGTAGCAACACAATGGTTAGGATGTTTAGAGTTCGAACGTGCTCAACCAGAAGATAGCGGAACCGGTCTTGGAACAAGTTCTGGTGTAAGTATCTATACAGGTGCTCCAGTTTCAGGAACACCGGGTGTAAGTCCATGGCCTTGCTTTGCGTACTTCAATGGTAATAGATTCCCAGTTGGAAGCCAGCAAACGCCAACATTACCGATTGCACATACACAGGGTGTACATGGAGGCATCTTAGCCTGCCCACGTATCCGCGTAAGTACAGGCGACTTAGTTGGTGCCAACGCACACATTTACTCAGCTTGTACAATTACAACAGGACGTTGGGGACACTTAATTGAAATTGGTGGTGCTGGTTCATACACTGATCCAGGTTCACAAGCAACTGGTGTTCTAACTGGCACAGCTAACACACTATGGCAACCGCACGTTGGACACTTAGTTCCTGTTTATACTAACGTATATAATAGTAAGCGTTTCATGTTTAGTCCTGTAGTTGTTCTTGGACCAGCGTATGACCCAGATATCCGCGGACGTATTTACGGATTGAAAGTTATTCCAAGTGCATTAGGAACATTAATGGATACCGTAAGTGTAACAGTTGATAGTAATGACTTCTACGACTCAGCTCAGTCGGCTGCTGATCACTGGGTTGTGACAGCATCTGTATCAACATACAGATTCTCACTAGGTGGAACTAACTTCCAAAGTACACGTTCATTAGAAGATAGTAGTACTATTGCTGCCAACACTGAAGCCGCATTTACAAACAGTTTCCGTTGGGCAGTTCCTGCTTAATTGAGCAACAATTAAAAGTAGCCGCCTAGTGCGGCTATTTTTTTAGGTAAATATTGAGTAATAGGAATCTTGATGGCAATTTTAACTGATACGTTCGGCGGTATTGATTTTGTTTCTGCAACAGGGAAAGTTAAAACTCGAGCCACTATAAAATCGTCAGATAGCAGATCTTACGGAAATTTTTCCCCTAAATTTAAATCAGACAGAATTTCTGTTATTGATGATAACAGAGCAATAGGTAAGGTATTGCCAAGAAGTAATCTTAAAACACCTCTTGATAACAGGTCATACGGTAAAGTATTGCCAAGGAATAACATCGCAAGTCTAATTGATAGAAGATCAGTAAACCGAACAGAAACATCAACTAGTACCGGATCAACTTTATATTCTAGATACCCGAGCGGAATTCCTTCGTTAGGCGGAATCACTTATCCACTACCTAGCGCAACAGGGTACGATTTAGCAGATATACCAAAATTTGATTATAATTACAGACTTGAACAATTTGATAATATTTTAGATGGAAGTATATTTGCCGTAACCGGACAAGACAACGTTACTTACAATTCTATACAACAATATACATACGATCTAGACATACTCTCAGTCACAATATCAAGTACAGGTGCCGAACAAACAATTTATTTTGAACCCACAGCATTTGCTGTATTAATCCCCGCAGGTTTTTACGCAAAAATAACAAGCACCGCAGGAGTTAGTTGGACAGTATTTGTAAAAAGTTCAACTTACCAAAGTATAACATTTGATGCAGTAGTAGGATTTCCTACAAGTTATACTGGCGCATTGACTTTACAAAGCGCCACATCGTTCGTTTATCCTAAGTCTAAAGTTGATAGTGATTTACAGTCTTACCTCAGTATTAACGGATTAGATCTCAGGAACTATTCGAGTACACCTAGAGACTTATTAAGTGCCGCCGAAATTACACCAAATTTCAGATCATATACCACATTGTTTATTGACAGAGATATACAAGGTATTACTTATCAACCGACTACAGATAGATTAGAAACTTTTTCTGACTCTAATTTAATAGGCGAATTTCAAACTGTAATTACAGGTGAAACAACTGGAGTATCTTACTCAACTGCCCTTTGGTATATTAACGATTCTGACACTATAGGTTATTCAACATCTACATTATCTGTTAGAGTGCTTTCATTCCCTGAGACAGGTGCCGCACCGTTCCTAACTGGAAGTACAGTTAGAATTAGAAACACGCAAACTGGTAGTATTCTTACTACTACAGTAATTGAAGGCGGCTCGACTTATATTAAAGTAGCAACAACTGCCAGCACGCCTGCACCTGCTATTGGATCTATTATCGAACGAACGGTTAATACTGTCTACGCTCAATCATTTGTTAATACACAAGTTGCTCCTACAACACCGAGAGAGATGTTATATTATTCTGCGATAGCGCCGGGGCTTTTAGGAACAGAATATACACCTTGGGGATACTCACTATCTTCGGCCGACAGCATTTTAACAACAGGAAAAACTCTTTCATCGGCTAAATTAAAGGATACTAATTTAATTTTTGCAGCCTCATACTTGAATAAACAGCTACTGGCAATTAGAGCAGATAATTCAAATGTAGCAATAGGAAAGTTAAGGTCAGCACAGGTTATAAAAAATTCTTTAGATGTCAGCAATCTAGCAAGAGTAGAAACATACTATTCACAGACATCTACATCTGTTTGGACCACTACTCGTCCAGTTACTGCCGGCGAACGTTTTTATTATTTCAATCTTGCACCCGGGTATCGATATAATAGAACTTTAGAACAAGGATCAACAGTTGCTACAGACTATGCAACATTAGCAGCCAATACATTAAATAAACCTGTTTCTGCATTAATCTCTGATAAGATTACGCTGTCAGTTGATAAATTAAGTTCAGCCACGAAACTCTTACCAACAGCTAGATCAGATATAAATCGTATTTCGTTTGTTAATAATGCCAAATTTAATACTTCTACAGTACAGATATTCTTTACTCCGACGTTTGATTCATTAAAAGGCGGACTCGTTGTTAAAGCAGAAACAACAAAAATAAATCTTTCGGTATTGTATGACGGGTTTGTTGTTAAAGCCGATGCATCAGATGTTTCTAAGAGTAACTACATTGATATATTAAAGATTAAATCCAAAGATACAAAAATATTCGATTCTCCTGTATCAAATACTTTAGAAAAGTCTTTAGCAAGGCTAACAGATGGTGATATATTGTTGCCGCAAGGAGTTTTAGAAAAACCAGTATCAATAGTTAAAGGTGATAAAACAATATTATCAGTATATAAAGCTAATTCGATTGCTAAAATAGTTGCAGATCTTTCATCTATTGTAACATCGCGGGTAGAAAATCCTTTACAACGTCTTTCAACAGATCGCAATCTAATTCAAAGTGGATTAGTGGATAAATTTACAGTTCCTTCAATAACAACCGAACTATTCGATACGCCGTCTAGCAATTTTTTATATCAAGGATTTGTTGTAAAAGATATTAATCTTAGAATAAACTTTGATAAATTAAACAATGGATTTGTTGCTAGGTCTGATTCTATCTCAATTCAAACTGGTGCATTTGAACGTTTAAAAACTCCTAGCGATTCAACTCAGGTATTTTTTACTCCAGCGGCCTTGAAACTCTCTCCAGATTGGAGATTGAAACCAGGCACAGAGACACCGAGTGTATCGAAATTATCTGCATCTGCTGTGCTTCGAGCAGATGGAATTAGTTACCCGATCGGTAAATTATCAGCAGCCGTTAAAGTTATAGCTGATAAAATTGTTATCTCTCCTACATCTCGAATTGAGTTATGGGAAGATCAATCAACATATAGCAGTGTTTACCTGCCTAACAGTCCAAAGGCAAGATTACAATTTTTTAAACTTGCTCCTGGTTTTAGATATAATCTGTCTATAGAACAAGGTAAAGTATTTGAGCCCGATAGGGCAATTATTTCAACTGACAATTTGAATGAATTAATTGAGTCTAAGTATGTAACAACTAATGTGGCCCCTACGACCCCTAGGGAAATGTTATATTATGCCAATATTGCGGGAGGCTACAAATACGGACAGCTCAATACTGTTTGGGGCAGCAGCCTAAGTGATGAAAGTCCTTATAATATTAAGATCAGCAGCCTTGAACGAGATCAATGGAGAATTAGAGCTGTTAGAGAAACTCTTAACAGCGGTAATTTAGAAAAACAGTTAATGGTTCTGAGAACAATTTCTAATCCAATAGAGATAACGTTCCTAAACCCACTAAAATTGAAGGATTATAAAAATCAGGTCTTCTTTGTTGCAAATAATGGACTAATTTTAAAGTTAAAGACTGGAAATTCAGCCAAAGGAGAGAGAGGAATTTTCGACCCCGCGGCTCCAAAGAAAGAGCCGATTCAATTCTGGAACTAAGATAAATAAATTAAATAAGCTACGAACTTATATTTGAGAGGATTTTATAAAATGTTTGATGAATTAAATGCTGCTTTTCCTTACCATTCTAATTTTTATGAAGTAAGTGGACTAGTCATGAGCGAAGCAATGGAGCGTTGCGCCAGACTAACAGGCGACGATGGAATGGTTTTTAATTTTCAGGGAAAAATTATATTTGCTGTAAAACATGCCCTAGATACCGCCAACATTAGTTGGTTAAATCCTGTTGCTGGTTCTCCAATTGATGTTTAATATGAATTTTAAAGATCGATCTTTAAAATTCATTATGGGAATTAATTAAATGGCAAAACACGTAATTTTAGAAAACTATACGTTCACTCCTTCAACGAGAACAATTGTTATAAATGGCAAAACCATTAGGAGAGAACAGTTAATTCTCATTACCAACGTTACGACTAACACAGTTATCTATAACTTTTCTGATAGTTCGTTAACTGCATCTTCATACAGTGTATCGACAACTAATAACGTCGAAACTACTACAATTATTTTAACTTATAATACAGGTGCCATGGGCGCTACTGATAAGTTATCAATTATAGTAGATGAGACAAACGAAACATTCCTTCCAGCAGAATCATATAGAGATCCTGTTGAAAAACTTAGGACTAGCTCACCACAGGCGTTAATAGATACCGACTTTGAATACGGTGTACAATCGACAAAGTGGGAAACTATGTCATTGATGAATTATAGGCCTTCCGCATTTTATGACCCTACGCAGGGCATTAGCAATATTTCTGCTACAGTCACATTACCTAACACAGCATCTGGTAGTTATCAAATTACTGCCGCTACAGGAAACGGAACAAGACTTGTAACTATTTCTATTAGTAATACAACTGGTATAACAACCAGCACTCCGATATATGTGCAGGACACAACAAGTCAACAGGCTAATGGCTGGTATCTACCAGCCTCAGTGACTGCTAATACAAGTATTACCTACTATGCTCGCGCAAACGTAACTAACGGTAGTATATTTGATAGTACTAAGACCTATCTATTTGTTGGAGCATTTTACACAGGTTCTGCAATTCCTGCCGGTACAGCAGCTATCACTAACGTAGGAACATTATTAACAGTAACTACCACAAACGCCCATGGATTAACTGCCGGCTCTGGAATTTTTATTGTAGGTACTACTGCATCAACAAACGCACCAAACGGCGCATGGTTTGTTAAAACAGTGCCTACATCAAACACGTTTACAGTTGAAACAAGTGGTGGTCTTGCAGGTGCACCGACTGGTGCTATAACAGCCGTATTAAATGCCAGTATCTATGCCCGCTCTTGGGGATCTAGTATCCATAGAGCATACGACGGCGGTGTTACATTTACGGCAGGTTATCCTTATCATGGAAACCAATTGATTCGTCAAACACGACGTTATTTCCGTTATCAATCTGGTAAGGGCATTCAATTCTCTACCGGTTCTAACCTATGCTCACCGTGGCAAGTCGACAGTTTAACTGCTTCGGGAACAACTATTACTGTAACAACTAAATTTGTTCACAACGTAAACATAGGTGCAACTATAAAGGTATCAGGTTCCGATCAGGCAGAATACAACGGCACATTTACCGTAACAAGTATTCCTACTGATACTACATTTACCTATACCGCTACAAGTTCACCAAGTGCAAGCCCTGCTACCTGCATAACAAATAATTCTTTCACAGTTCAACCGTACCAGTGGTATGGTGCTACAATGAGAGTAGGAATGTTTGATAGTGCAAACGGTATGTTTTTTGAATATGACGGACAGACTCTGTATGCAGTTCGTAGAAATAGTACTACTCAGTTACAAGGATATCTAAGTTCTTTAACAAACGGTGCTTCTGTTTGTACAGGTATTAATACTGTTTGGGCGCAGACTTTAAAACCTAGCGATAGCATCGTTATTCGAGGTATGGTACATACAATTGTAAGCATAGAAAGCAACACCAGTATGACCATTTACCCAGAGTACAAAGGAACGAGTATTGCATCTCCTTCTCAGGTTATTGTTAATAAAGTTGTCGATTATAGGATTCCTCAGAGTCAATGGAATATCGATAAAGCTGATGGGACAGGCGCAAGTGGATTTACACTAGATATTACCAAGATGCAGATGTGGTTTATCGACTACGCTTGGTATGGAGCCGGAACAGTTCGTTGGGGAATTAGGAATCAACGAGGAGAAGTAATTTATTGTCATAGAACGGCACACGGTAACCAAATGACAGAGGCATATTTACGATCAGGTAACCTACCCGCTAGATACGAAGTTAATACGTTCTATCCAACAAATTATATAACTTCGTCGGTAGGAGCATCAGATACTACGATTACAGTAAACAGCACTACAGGTTTTCCATCTGCTGGAAATCTAATCTTACAGGCATCTGGAAATACTGGCGCAGCCGTAGAATATGTGTCATATACTGGAAAAACATCAACTACCTTTACAGGCGTATCGAGGGGGTTAACTAACTTAACCGGTCCCGGTGGATTTACTGGTATGGGGGGCGCTTCAACTGGGCAGGCATTTACTTACTCTGCTACAGCACCTACAATGGTTGCATTCTGGGGTCCTCAATGTGCGGCAACTATAAGTCATTGGGGAAGTTCTGTAATTATGGACGGTCGTTATGATGACGATAAAGCTATTCAATTCAACTACGGGCAATCTACGGCTATTGTTTATGCTTCAGCGGGCACAAGATATCCAGTTTTTAGTATTAGATTATCGCCAGCAGTAGATAGCGGATTAACTGGTCTATTGGGACAAAGAGAAATTATTAACCGTATGCAGTTGCAACCACAATCTATGGACGTTTATCCAACAGTTGCTGGTGTAAAAATTGAATTATGGTTAAATGCCAGAGTAAGTGGTGGAACATTTGCCGCAGTTGGTGGTTCCAGCCTAGCACAGGCCTGTTTACATACTAATACACAAACAATGCAGGGTGGAGAATGTATCTATACATTCTTTGCGCCAGCGGCTGGTGTTACAGCCGCGGACTTATCAAAAGTTCGAGATATCGGTAATAGTATCTTAGGTGGAGGCAATTCACTAAGTTATCCAACAACTGATTCTAATAAGTATCCAGACGGTCCGGATATTTTAACAGTTGCAGTTATTCCTATTGCGGCTAACCCATCTGTTGTAGCACGTATGAACTGGACAGAAGCTCAGGCTTAATATAACAATGCGAGCAAGACATTTTTTATGTGAAGATGTAATGGATAAAACGCTGGACGCCAAGACGTTTGGCGAAATGATGGGCAGATTTTTAACTATTTGCATAAAAACTCTACATCTAAAAAGTTTACCTAAAATTGTACTTGAGAAAGAGATTACAGTAACCGGCGATCAACCAACATTTGGCATGTATGTAAACGGGGAAAATACTTTATATGTTGCCTTGCACAATCGACACCCAATCGATATACTGCGTACAATGGCGCATGAACTTACACACTGGAAACAGGACTGTAATCACGAACTCAATGATGAGAGCGGTAAAACAGGTAGCCCAGAAGAAAACGAAGCACACAAATATGCAGGTATTATTATGCGGAACTTTAGTAAGGCATATCCTGAATATATGAGACTTCGTCCAATGACATAAAAAAAGGACCCGAAGGTCCTTTTTTATTTTCTAATATAATATAATGTTTGGCTACGCCCTAATATAATTTTTTATAATATTATTTCTTATTGGTAGCACCAGCATTAACAAAGCCGTACATTTTTTCAGCAGTTTCAAGAACTTTATCAAGTCCTGGGAACTGGGGCATATCGATCTTGTTAACGATCTGGCCGGTCTTCTCGTCACGAGCCGCAGTTACTTCCCAACCATTCCATTTAACCTGGAAATCGTGCATGACTAGATCTTTAGCCATGTGTAGGATATCTGTACGGATTTCGTAACCGTTCTTATTAAATTTAACTTCTGGTAGCTTGGGTGTTTCGAAATTAGACATGTTTTTCTCCTTATGTGTGTATGTCTGTAATGCTATTATTTTCCAGCTGCATAAAAAGCTGTAGAAGCGTTCTTAACGAGTGCTTCGGAAATGCTTAGAGTCGCTTTAACCTGACCTTTGGCAAATTCTGTTTGAGCATCGATCAATTTTACAAGTTCTTTCTTAAACTTGTCATCGGTAACAAAAGTGTTAACGACTTGTTTCTTTGCGTTCTGAACGCTATCGATGATTGTTTCTGGTGTAAACATATTATTTCTCCTGTGTGTATGTTTGTATATATTATATATGCCTGTTTATATGAAACACAACATATATTGGCTAAATCTAGAAGATTAAAGAACCATAAGCATAAGTCCTACAAGTAGGAACATGATGCATACTGATATGAATGAAGAATCGTTATTCATATCAGTACCAACCTTTATAACCTGTCTTTTGCATGTTAGCTCTGCGAGCTTCGCCTATTTCAACTAAGAAATTCCAAACAGCTTCTAAAACTTTTTTCATAGATAGCTCTCCTTGCGGGAGTTAAATTCTCTAATGTAGTTTTCTAACTGAGCGGCATCTGTTATGCCTTTGGTACTTAGATAAGTGTCTAAGCGGCTTTGATAAGAACTTCCCGGAAACATTTCTGCTAGTCGTTCCATCAGTCCTTGCATAAATTCTGATATGATTTTCATTTTGTGTAACCCTCTGTATGTGTGTAGATACTCATGGTTTCTACTGAGTATTTAGTATAAACTCTATTGCGGTGCAACAAAATAGATATTTTAGTGAGTTGACACTAATTTTATTTTCCGGCGCTATGTGTTATAATAAACTAAATACCAAAAGGGAATTTATATCTTGAAACGAGCCACTCGAAGTCTATTAGAAGAACTAAATGCAATCACTGTTAAAAAAGACAATGAAGCGGTTATCGAATCTAGGGCCGCCCATGTAATTAACAGTGCTATAAATCTGCTATCAATAATTAAGGAGAATTTCCCACCTGAACAGGCATACGAATTAGAACGTAGATTTTTAAATTCAATTAAAGCAAGCGATCCTAGCAAGTTTACTAGGGGAATTCGTAAGCTCAGAGACAGCAAAGAAACCGCCAAGGGGCTTAAAATCATCGAAGGTAGCCTCAAAGAAGACGATTAAATAGCCATTTGAACTATTTTCATTTGATTTGTATAAATAAACACATATAAGTTTCATAGGGAAACTTTACCAGATCAAGGAGATTAAAATGGTTACTCAAGTTAAAAAGAACGAAGCAGTTGTATTACCTCTATACAAGAACGGTCCTCGTCTACAGTGGTTCACTATCACTTTCCCAAGCGCAATTAACGCTAAATTAGGCGCAACTACAGCAGGCGTTCGTAGCCCAGTTGTTGCTGCTCTAGACGCTATTGCTCAACGTGTTTCTATCGAAATCGTTGGCGAGCCACAAAACAGCAATACAGAAATTTCTATCGGTGTTGTTGCTATCGGTGGCGATCACGCTGAAGAAGAATATGATGGTTCTACCAGCCAGACTCTAGCACAATACCTAGAAGACCTAGTTCAAGCTACTGGTTCTTTCCAGAGCGTTAACAATGCTTCTACACTAGTTACAGCTGGTATCAACACTGGTCTATAATTTTTATAGTTCGTAACAGAAAGGCTTTCTTCGGAAGGCCTTTTTTTATGACATAAATAAATTATATAGGTACATTATGGAAACCATTGAAATACAAACTTTAATAGATATTACTAATACTAAAATTATTAGGCCGAGTCAGGGAACTCAATTTGAGCATGACCAATACAGAAATTTTACAACACTAAAACAGTGTGTTGAAATTAGATCGATCATTAGTTACGACGGAGACCCCCGCATGGATCTAATGGATGTAAAAGGTATGGGGTTTGGATCTGATTATAAAGGTAAACATGCAGTATGGACCTGGAGATTCCACCCAGATCGTTCTGGTGTTTATATTCATAATGGTGATGAGTTAGGTGCGCTATATGAAGATATCAGCGGTGTCCCAGTCATACAAAAATTAAAAGAAACAATAAATATAGACACTACTATATTTGAATTAAAAAATCCGGCAACTAAAAATACAATCATCAAGGCACTCAAAGGCACATTTTAAAGTTCATGTTACTTCAGTTTAAAAGGAGACCGCCTGAAATGGCCACAGTACAAGAACGAGTCGGAATACTCGAAACAAAAGTTGACGGATTAAATGAAAAAATTGACGACGTTAAGGGCGACGTTAATACCAATCACTCAGATCTAAAAGAACAATTAAAAACAATGTATGATGCTAGCTGTACACAACATGCAGAGCTAGCTAAAAAAATTAAGGAACTTGAAGGTTTTAAAATCAAGTGGACATATCTAGTATTAGGTGGAGTTGCGGTCTTAGGATGGGTGTCCGGACACTTAGAAACACTAGCTAAGTTTTTCGGCAAATAACATGAGAGCCTACGAATTTATACAAGAGCAACAACCGATAGGTTCTACTGGGTCGTCAACTATGCCCAGTAATCAACCAGTGGCGTCAGTATCGCAGACACCGGGCGCTTCTAACACACAGGCAAAAGACGAACAAGATCCTAATGCTAAACAACTGGCAGATTTATTAAAACAGAATCAAGTCAATGTTACTAGTCCAGACGAATTTACAAAGGCCTATGCCGCTATTCAACAGAAACAAACCCTAACACCCCAACAAGAAAAAACACTTGGCGCCTTTACAAAGGCAGTAATTGCTAAACCTGGATTAACTTCACAGGTTGCTACGCTAATGAAGGCAATCGGTAGCAAACAACAACCAGATGCTAATAAACCAGTTCCTGCCCAGGTTGCACCAACACCAGGAGCATGATATGAAAATTGCACAGTTACTATCCGGTGTTAGCATCTCACTTACAAATCAAGAACAAGAATTTATTCAGGATCATGCAGGCAATATCCATATAGATAGTTTAGCTGAGCACGATCAGTGGTTAGCCCAGAACCTTGTCAGGAAAGGTATCTATACACTAAGTAAAGATAATCAACATCTGATAAAGAATGTAAATGAAACAAGTTCCTGATAATATTTTAGAAAAAGTTAAAAAACTTGGGCACGATGTTAAAGAACAATTAAAAGCCCAAGGCATAATTGTTCCATCTAAAACTACTGACGGTACTATACGGGTAGGACATTATAGAATTAAAAAGACAAAATCTGGATTCTATGATATACTCGACTACAGTAACGACATTGTTATTGATAAGATAAATCTACCCCAAACCGCTGCTATAATTGCTAATAAACTTGCTCTGGGCAAGTATCTTGACGATGATATGTTAATGGCCGATAGAAGGTACGGACATGCATTGTTTGAAGAAGAACTGCACGACATAATGGCTGAAAAAAGCCTAAAATCTAAAAACATAGACAGAGCAGAAGTTATGTACACCAAGCGAAATATAGCTAAGTATAAAAAAGAACAATACAGGAAGACCATACTTGTAGGCTTTGAAAAACTTATGAGGTTTAGATAAATAAATTTAACCAATCTTTCGGAACCAATATGAAAACTACTGATTTTAGAAATAAAATAACAAGCTCTCAACTTAAAGAAAACATGAATAAAATGTTTGGAGTTAATGTTGACCTAGGCAAGTATTCTAGAGAACAGCTAGAAGACATGCGAAATAAGCTTCGCACACGTATGTTCCAACAAGAAGGACGAGCAGGTATTAATGATCTGTTAACTAACGAAACATATCAAAAAGACAAGGCCATGCTTGCCTTGCTAAACACAAGGATTAAAGAAATGCTAGGTGAAGACATCAAAAAATTACGCGACAAAATGGATCAGCTAAGTGAAGCTAAGAAGGGCGTTCGTGCTCCTAAGCACAAGATTCATGCTCAAGGCACAGCTGCCAAAGACTACGACGGTGACGGAAAAGTAGAAACCCCTAAAGATGAAGTATGGGGTAGCCGTGCTAAGGCAGCTAAGAAGGCAGGTAAGCCATTTGAAGAAAGCGCAAAGCCAGACTTCTTAGACATGGACAAAGATGGCAATAAGAAAGAGCCTATGAAGAAGGCTGTAAAAGACAAGAAGGTCAAAGAAGAAACAGGTAAGTTTGACAAGACTGACACAACCTGGACAGACAAGAGCGGTAAGAAACATCCAGCTCAACGTGTTACACGTAAGACTGATCAACTAGCAGGTCCTAGTGACGATGACGCAGAAAAGAAAGCTAAGAAGGCTAAAGAGTCTGTTGCACAAGAAGGTAAGGACGAAGGCAAGCCAGGTAAGAACTTTGCTAAGATTGCTAAGAGCGCAGGAAAACACTATGGCAGCAAAGAAGCAGGTGAGCGTGTAGCAGGTGCAGTTCGTCAAAAGCTAAAGAAGGCAGGTAAGCTAGAAGAATCAACAAAGGAAATTTTCAAGCGTCATGTTAAGATTGTTAACGAAAGTTTAGCGGCACTACTAGCGGAAGACGAAGAAGGCAAAGCCAAGGCAATTACTGCCGCTGGCGATATGGTCAATGACTATACAAGTTGGATGCAACGTGTTGGTCAGTATCAGACCAAGACTATGATCGAATTAGCAGATGCTATTAAGGCGGATTTCGGAGCACAAGAAGCTGAGACATTTAAGCAAGCAGTTGGTCCAGCATTAGCTTCTACCCTAGAAACACTAACTCAACAACGTGAAGCAATTAGTGCTGCCGTTGCTGTACTAGCAGGAGAAGCAACACCAGATATGGGAATGGGAATGGAGCCAGGCATGGACTCAGGTATGCCTCCAGCAGAGCCAGGTATGGATGCTGCTGGCCCAGATATGATGAACCCAGTTGGCGGCGCTGACGAATTTGGTGCTAGTGATGCAGCCGCTGGCGCAGGTACTCCAGGACGCGAGATGCGTGAAAGCAAGTTTGCTCGCAAGCTAGCAGAATCTCATTCTATTCTATCTAAGCTAGCAAGATGAGATTATTTGAAGTAGACCTTGGAAGTGCTAGAGATGTTCTAGCAGTTCTTCAAGGACAAGCAGACAGGGAAGGGCAAAGTTCGACTTTGCCTTTTCAAGCTGTACTTAAATTATTAAGACCTTTCCATTTAGGTATAAGCACACCTGATGGATTAATTGCTCTTAAAAATACAGTAGATCCTGCAGGCGATGTAATTCAAGACATTCTTGATGACGGATCTATAGTTCTTAAAACAAAAACTCCAAGCCAAACTGCAAATCCGGCAGCAGAAAAAGGTACGGCACCAGCAGTAGATGCAATGGCATCTAGTAACGCAAAACAATTAACTCCAAATATTTGACAGATAGACGTACGATGTTATAATTAAGTTTATGACATCTTATACTCCGCCACCGTTCATCGAACGATTCCAATATAAAAACTGTGTTCAGGTAAATGATCCTGTAACTCGCAAGCGTGTTTATCAAACTCCAGACGGTGAAACATTACCTAGTGTAACAACGATTCTTAGTGCTACTAAGGATATGACCCATCTGAATGAGTGGAAAAAACGTATAGGTGAGGAAAAAGCTAACCAAATAACAAGAGAAGCGGCAGGCATTGGTACAGCCATGCACGCCAATTTAGAGCGTTTCCTTATTGGGGAGCAACGCCAGCCCGGAAATAATCCAGTACATGTTCAAGCTAACAAAATGGCTGATATTATTATTACCAACGGACTTAGCAAAGTAAATGAAGTATGGGCAATGGAACAAAGTCTTTATTTTCCAGGATTGTATTCCGGCACTACTGACCTAGTAGGAGTCCACGACGGTGACGAAGCAGTCATGGATCACAAACAAACCAATAAGCCTAAAAAAGAAGAGTGGATTGAAGACTATAAGATGCAGTTAATGGCTTATATTATGGCACATAATGAAGTATACGGATCTAATATTCGTAAAGGTGTTGTTTTTATGTGTAGCAGGGATCTACAATATCAAGAATTCATTTTAAAACCCTCAGAATTCAATGAATACCAAGATAAATGGTTGGCTAAAGTGGAAGAATACTATACTTCAGGAATGCGGGGACTCAAACAACACTTAACAGCATAAATATCCCATACAGGGGATATTTTATATGGCTGTTATTGAGATTGCTCGAATTCAGGTCAGACGAGGACAAGAAAATCAAACAGGTATTCCGCAACTTGCAGGTGGTGAATTTGCATGGGCGGAAGATACTGAAAACCTATACATAGGTCTTAAAAGAGAGGACGGCGGTGCTCGCGATGCAAATGTTCGAGTTTTAACCGAAAACGACCTAAGGCTGTTTAGCTCGTTTGTCTCTAGCACATCGTTAAACGCAAATTACACTTGGGAATTAAATTCCTCTGATACTGTAACATCAACAGATCCTGTTCCGGATTATACCAATAGGACTATAAGAACTGCCCAAGACAAATTAGACGACTTTGTTAGTATTGCAGACTTCGGGGTAGTAACAACATCGTCTACTGCTGTTGATTGCACTACAGCAATTCAAAAGGCTGTTGACCATTTATTCCTAAACATGGACATTGATGACGGTACTGTATTTGACACTTCTGGTGATTTACGCTATAACAAGAAGCTGTATATTCCAGCAGGACACTATAGAATCAGCGACACAATTTATATTCCTAAAAACACAGTAATTGTAGGAGAGGGAATTGATAAGACTATTATCGAAAATGTAGGTCTCGGATCTGGAATTTTTCAAACAGTTGATTGGAAGAATAGACAAGCAACGTTAGACAAAGATGGTAATCCTGCATTAAGAGGTTCTTTAGGTAAATTTGATCCTTTAACTGATAGTTCTGCAAACACTATTCAGGGAACAGGACAGCCTGCAAACATACACATAGAGGGCATGACATTGATGTACAGCACCTCTACAGCATTAACTCCTCATCTTAGCCTGTTGAGCTTAGACTGTGTTGATCATGGCGTGGTACGCAATGTAAAATTCCAAGGACATCATTCTTATGTAACTCCTGCTGATGAGGATTACACAGGTATTGACATTCGTGGATATAGTGCGGTTACTTCGGAAAACATTTTAATTGATAATTGTCAATTTACAGGATTGTACTACTGTGTTAAATCTAACTGGGATACTAATCACATTATCATTCAGAATAATAGTTTTAAATATTCTGCCTATGGTGTCGCATTCTTATCTGAATACAATTCTCTAGCACTTACTGGTCCTACATACTCTCGCGTTGAACGTAATAAATTTGAAGAAATTGAATATCAAGGATTTTTAGTAGGTACATCTGCTACAGGAGCACCGGCATATAATGTCAGTCAAAATAACTCTTATATTAGAGTAGGAAATTATGGTAGGGCAACAGAATCGTATACAGACGGCACATCTGTAATTAGGTTTGAAACAGCAGGCAATTCTAGTGTAAATGATTTCTTTAATAGACAAAAGTGGCATGATGAAACAAGAGGTGCAACCGATACCTACTACCCTTTAATAGAAGGCAGAACAACTGTTGATTTAAACTCTGTATCTACATCAACATTAATAGCAAATACATCTACGGCATTAATAAGATTACCTATCACTGGTTACCCTCAGCACCTTGACATAAAATATAGAGCTTCGTCCGGTAATGGCGCAATTAATAGATTCGGCAATTTAAAAATATTAGTCCGTGGTGGAACTACACCTGCTAATGTAAAAATATATGACGAATACAATTCATCTCCTAGCGACGGCGGCCTATATTGGAGTGTAACTGTTGAGCCTGCATATAAGTATTATGAGTTAAGTGGCATTAATCCTCTACTAGCAAACCCTGATGTTATAGTGGAAATGCAAACTAAGTTAATGTTGTAAGGAAAACATGTTTAACCAACCTGTAGATAGTAGATTAACAGAGTGGGCAAATCATAGAAGAGAGTTGGATGAGGTTGAAGATCCCCTACAGGTAGTTTGGGATTTCTGGCATCAAGCTCCCTTTGTCCCGCATAATAAAAATATAGACCCTTATTTTCAAAAGAGCTGGCCCAGTCCTTGGGAAATCATTGCAGAAAACAAATATGATGATTTTACCAAGGCACTAATGATAGGTTGGACACTTAAATTGACAAAAAAATTTAAGGATTCCAAGATTGAGGTTAGGACTCTTATAGACAGCAACCAAACCAGGCAGTATAATTTAGTTTACGTTAATGACGAGTGGGTTATTAACTACAATGATAATGGGCCCGTACACGAAGAAGAATTGACCGGCTCATTTAGACTAGAAAATTTGGTAGAAGTTACCACTCCAAGGTAAATATCAACCTAGAACTATAAAAAGAGGGTTACTAATGATCACAGTGGTCAAGCGTAACGGACATCGCGTTCCGTTAGATATCGCAAAAATACAGAGACAGGTAGCTTATGGATGTAGAGGAATTGACGGCGTTAGCCCCTCGATGATCGAAATTAAAGCACAAATAGAATTACATGACGGAATGTCGACAAAGACCATAGACGAGCTATTACTCAAGGCCATGGTTGACTTAATCGACGAAACTGAAAATCCAGAAATTAATAATGTCAATTATCAATACGTAGCAGGCAGGCAAAAAGTCTCTATGCTACGCAAAGAAGTATATGGGACATACGAACCTCCTGCACTTTACGACATTGTAAAGAAGAATGTGGAACTTAGTATGTACACTAGTGAACTACTAGACTGGTACACAAAAGAAGAATGGGATATAATTGATCTGTTCATCGACCACGCAAAGGACGAACAATATACCTATGCCGCTATTGCACAATTAGCAGAAAAGTATCTTGTACAGAATCGCGCCACAGGTCAAATTTATGAAACACCCCAGGTACGTTACGCTATAGCAGCCGCCACAGCGTTCCATAGCGAACCTGCAGATAAAAGGTTAAAATATGTCAAAGAATACTACGAATGTGCTAGTGATGGTCATTTCACTCTTGCTACCCCTGTGCTGGCTGGCCTCGGCACTACTACAAAGCAGTTTAGTTCTTGTGTTCTCATTAGTAGCGACGATACTTTGGATAGCATATTTGCAGCTGGCGAAATGATGGCCAAATATGCTTCAAAACGAGCCGGAATTGGTCTCGAAATAGGCAGAATTCGCCCCTTAGGTGCCCCAATTCGCAACGGAGAAATCAAACACACGGGTATGATACCATTCTTGAAGAAATGGTTTGCTGACCTGCGTAGTTGCAGTCAAGGTGGCATTCGTAATGCTAGTTGTACAGTTACATTCCCTGTATGGCACGCTCAATTCGAAGACCTTATTGTTCTAAAGAATAATCAAGGTACAGAAGAAACTCGTGTACGTCAAATGGATTATAGTGTTGTTGTTAATGCCATGTTCTGGCGCCGCTATAAGAACGGTGAGAATATTACATTGTTCGATCCACACGAAGTTCCAGACTTGTACGAAGCATATTACAGAGACAGTGCAGAATTTGAGGCATTATACTTACAGTATGAGCAAGATAAGACAAAGAAAAAGAAAGTTGTATCGGCGGATGAGATATTCAAAAATGGTATCCTTAAGGAACGCACTGATACGGGCAGAATATATTTGGTCAATATTGATAACGTTATCAACCAGGGTCCGTTCGACACGACGGTGGATCCGATCTATCAATCAAATCTGTGCCAAGAAATTCTGTTGCCCACAAAGCCTTTCCAAAGAATTGAAGATCCTACAGGACGCATTGCTCTTTGTACACTTGGGTCAATCAATTGGGGTGCTTTCCGCAACCCTCAAGAAATGCGTAAGGCTTGTAGAGTATTGGTTCGCTCGCTCAGCAACTTACTAAACTATCAAGACTTCTTAAGTGTTCAGAGTCGCCTTGCCAATAAAGACTTTGAACCATTAGGTGTTGGCATTACTAACCTGGCATACTGGCATGCTCGTCGTAGTTACAAATATGGTACTGCCGAAGCACTTGCCGAAGTTAAGCGTTGGATGGAACACCAAGCATATTACCTAACAGAGACTAGTGTGGAACTTGCCCAAGAAAGAGGGGCCTGCGAGCGTAGCCAACACACTTGGTACGGTAAGGGAGTATTTCCTTGGGAACGCCGTAATGCAGGAGTAAACGAATTAACTGATTTTACTCCTAGCATGGATTGGGAACCACTACGTGAGCGTATGAAGAAGTACGGTATTCGTAATGCCACACTAATGGCAGTAGCACCAGTAGAGTCCAGCTCAGTTGTATTAAACTCCACCAACGGAATTGAAATGCCGATGGAATTGATTTCTGTGAAGGAATCGAAAGCTGGATCGTTTGTACAGGTTGTACCTGAATACAAACGTCTAAAGAATCGTTACCAATTGATGTGGGACCAACATGATTGTGTTGATTATTTAAAGACATCAGCAGTACTAGCCGCATACATTGATCAGTCATTATCAACAAATACATTCTACAACCCTGCTCATTATGGTGGCAAGGTTCCTGGAACAATTATTGCAAAGAATCTTATGCTTGCCTACAAGTGGGGCGTTAAGACCATCTACTATAGTCTAATTAATAAAGTCGGCGCAAAGGCCAGTGTGACAAATACTAACGTTGTTACAAACGTCAACGCCGCAGATAATGTTGTTATCTACGAAGTATTAGAGGACGACGATTGCGAAGCGTGTAAATTATAACAAGGAGAATAAATGAAAAAGCGCAACTACACACAAGACACAGTCAGAAAGCTACAGGGTAGTGTACAGATTGAACACACATTAGCCAAGCGTGGAGCATATAAACTACGTGAGCTATTAGCAAATGAGCCGTACATCAATACGCTCGGAGCATATAACGGTCAAATGGCCGTACAACACGCTAAGGCGGGGTTGAAAGCGATTTACTTGTCAGGTTGGCAAGTTGCCGGCGCTAACAATACAGCAAATCAAACATATCCAGATCAATCTTTGTACCCTGTAGATTCTGTACCTCGTGTAGTTAAAGGCATTAACAATGCTTTCCGTCGCGCTGATCAAATTGAACATAGTGAAGGGAATGTATCTACCGATTATTTCTTGCCCATTGTTGCTGATGCAGAAGCCGGCTTTGGTGGTGCCTTGAACGCATACGAATTAATGAGTGCTATGATTGAAGCAGGCGCCGCAGGCGTACACTTTGAAGATCAGTTAGCTAGCGAAAAGAAATGTGGACACTTGGGTGGCAAGGTTCTTGTACCTACCAGCCAAATGATTCGTACACTCAACGCCGCCCGCCTAGCCGCAGATGTTGCCGGTGTTGACACTGTGATCATGGCACGTACAGATGCAGAAGCCGCTACTCTAATTACTAGCAACCATGATCCATTAGACAAGGACTTTGTAATCAATGAAAGAACAGAAGAAGGGTTTTACAAATTTAGAAACGGTATCGATGCTTGCATTGCAAGGGGCTTGGCTTACGCTCCATATGCAGACCTACTATGGTTCGAAACTAGTACCCCAGACATCAAACAAGCCAAGAAATTTGCAGACGCAATACATGCAGAATTCCCAGATCAGATGTTGGCTTATAACTGCTCTCCGTCGTTTAACTGGCAAAAATTCTTATCGATAGAAGAATGTGAAACATTCCAACGTGAACTAGGTGAATTAGGCTACAAGTTCCAGTTTATTACCTTAGCAGGTTTCCATAGTGTTAACCTTGCTACCTTTGAACTAGCAGAAGCATATAAAGCACGTGGCATGGCTGGTTACAGCGAAATGCAACAACGTGAGTTTGAAGCACAGGCTCGCGGATTCACAACGGTCAAACACCAACGAGAAGTAGGTGTTGGGTACTTTGACCTTATCAGTACAGCAGTCGGTGCAACCTCTACAGTAGCAAACACACATTCAACAGAGGCGGATCAATTTTAATCATGGAACCATTCTGCCCTAAATGCCACACACGACATGGTGATAAACAGCCGTGCCCACACATACCACCTGGTGACTACAAATGAGTAAAGCACAATACGATTTTACAAAACCTACAAACTATCTAAAGCGTAAGATGTTTCTGGACCCAGAAGGTCCAGTTACAGTTCAGCGATTCGAAGAAGTTAAGTATCCTAAATTAAGTAAATTTGAAGAACTTGCTCGTGGATTCTTTTGGGTGCCTGAAGAAATTAGTTTAACCAAAGATAAAATGGATCACAAGGAAGCTAGTGATGCTGTTAAACATATCTTTACCAGCAACTTACTACGCCAGACAGCATTAGACAGCATTCAAGGTCGTGCGCCTTTCCAGGTTTTCGGCCCGGTTTGCTCAATCCCCGAACTCGAAGCACTAACACTTACTTGGAGTTTCTTTGAAACCAGCATCCATAGTAAGAGTTACAGTCATATCATCCGTAACGTATATGGAGTACCAAAAGATGAATTCAATAAGATTCATGACACAGCTGAAATTGCTGGCATGGCTGCTAATATTGGTCGCTACTATGAGGCTCTTCATATTCTTAACAGCCGTAAAGAGTTGGGCGAAGACATTCCAATCTATACTCACAAGCGAGCAATATGGATGGCACTACATGCCTCCTACGCCCTTGAGGCCCTACGGTTCATGGTATCTTTTGCCACTTCATTGGCCATGGTAGAAAATAAGATCTATATTGGTAATGGTAACATTATCAGTTTAATCTTACAAGATGAAATCCTGCACAGCGAGTGGACCGCTTGGATTATTAACAACGTAATCAAAGATGATCCAGAGTTTGTGGCAATTGAAGAAGAATGCCGAGAAGAAGTCTATGCCATGTATATAGAAGTGATTAAAGAAGAAAAAGACTGGGCAGATTATCTATTCAGGCGAGGCGTGGTAATTGGACTTAATGCACAAATTCTAAAAGACTTTGTAGACTATACTGCTTTTACTAAATTAAAAGATATAGGAATTAAGTATCTTGAGGAACATCCGAAAACTACTCCAATTCCTTGGTTTAACAAACATGTGAACATTAATAAGAAGCAAACCGCATTACAAGAAAACGAAAGTACAAACTACGTTATTGGTGTAATGTCAGATGCTGTAGAACACGAGGAGTTACCGGATTTATGAAATTACCATTTATAGGACTAATGGGAGTAGGCAGTGATCTAATGCTGTACACACCTAGTGGTCGAGCATTATTTAGAGCCCCAATGTGGGCCGCATGGCGTATCCAGCGCATACAACACTGGATTGCACAGAAAACTTGGAGGTAAAGATGGCAAGAATTGAAGAAACTATCTTTGTTGTAAAATTAAGTCAATTAGTTAGAGACAGAGGTGATGATGCAGAAAAAACAGGGTTTGATGATCTACCTGCAACCATTGAAGAAGTTGTTCAAGGTTTAGTTGCAGGGGATGTATTAGTTGAAGTGGAGAAAGCATAATGAAAGCAATTGTATGGTCTAAATATCACTGTCCTTACTGCGATCAAGCAAAGGCATTATTAAGTCAAAAAGGTATTCCGTTTGAAGAAAAGAAAATCGGAGACGGATATACCAAAGAAGAATTATTAGAAGCCGTTCCTAACGCACGTACAGTTCCTCAAATCTTTTTAGACGATCAACTTATTGGCGGCTTTACAGAATTGAAGGCACACCTAAATGGATGATGATAAAGATATACCTGCTCTAACCTCTGAGCAAATAGATACTATAAAATTAGATGATTTGTTCACAAACGATGTCTATATAGATAGTGCAAGTATGGCATCTTCGTATAATTATAACACCATTAATTACCCTAGCAGTACTATAGGGAATATAACAATTTCGACTACTAGCGGTAGTAATGGCACAACATGGTCATCACCGTGGTATACAACTGGTGCTGTGGGGTCCAGCGGCAGCAACACAACACTTTCATCGGGACTACATGTTAAAGATAATGCAGTGTTCGAGGGCGATGTTAAGATTAAAGGCGTTAGTATTTTAGATACCATTAAGAAAATCGAAAGTAGACTTGCAATTCTAAGACCAGATCCTGCAAAGTTAGAACACTTTGAAGCTCTTAAAAAAGCCTATGAGCATTATAAAACACTAGAAGCATTATGTGAAATACCACAAGACACTGAAGAAAAATAAGGATATAAAATGTTAATTTCAAAAGGCGCCACAGTTGGCGAAGTAGTAAGTATTAAATTAATTTCTGGAGAAGAAATTATCGGTCGCTTAGATGAAGAGACAAGCGAGCACGTTAAGCTCAATAAACCTAAAAGCGTTAGTATCGGACCTCAGGGATTAGGGATGATGCCATTTATGTTTTTAGCAGGCGCAGACACAGTGACTATCAAACAGAATCATGTTATTGTAATGGCGGCGGCTGCAAAAGATGCATCAGACCAATATATACAAGGTACAACTGGCATTGCACTAGCTTAAATAAGTGTAGGAGAGATTATGCCTTATATTCCAGGAACTGGTAGACTTACTGACGTATATCATAGCGGCAATGTATTTGCAAACAATGTAAACATCGCGCTATGGAACGCTGCCGGCGCCAGTGGATCATTTGGTGGTGTTAGTGTTAGTGCGGCAATATCACTTGATCCGGCTGTACAAGAAGCGGCAAGTAATGCAGTTAACACCTATATTGCCGCACAGAATGGACAACCAAATCAGTATTACAGTGCGGCAGCAGCCGCTGACGGAGTTAAAGGAAATTATGCAGGTACTCCAGAGGACGGAACAACTAGCACAGGTACTGTAGCCACTGATGCAAGTTTTAGTGATATAGTTCCATTCTTAACGCAGTGCCTTGATCAGGCAGCTCAAGGGTACTGGCGCGAAACAGGACAAGGCGGAAAACCAAGCAATCCACATATTACCGGAATTTGGACAAACTTAGGTTATCCTAATAGCAGTCCATGGACCACAGATCAAACTGCATGGTGTATGGGATTTGTTAACTTTGCATTAAAGAGCTCCGGTTACAAATATGTCCAAACTGCCAGTGCTGCCGCAATCACAACTAATCCAGAAAGATGGGGAGCAGTGCAGGTTCCTAAAGATCAAGCTAAACCCGGCGATATAGCATTCTGGAGTTATAGGCATGTTAACTTTGTTTACGGAGCGAGTAACGGAAAGTATACATTTGTAGGCGGAAACCAAACTCCAAAGGGCGGTAGCAATAACCCAGATGATGGGGATATAACACTTTCGTATCCAAATGGTACTTCTGCAAGCAACTCAAATTGGGTAAGTTGCTGGAGACCAACAAAAACCGCTTGACAAAGTGGTAAAAGTACAGTATAATTAAAACAAGAAGGTAAAGTAGTATGCAACAGGGAAAGGTAAAATGGTTCAATAATTCTAAGGGATTTGGATTTATTGTACCGGATGGCGGCGGAGAGGATATATTTGCCCACTTCAGCCAAATCCAAATGGAAGGTTATAAGACACTAAAAACAAATGCAGTTGTTCAATTTCAAGTAATTGACGGTGCAAACGGAAAACAAGCACAGAATATTCAACTAGTAGAAAAAGGCTAATCATGTATCTTTATGAAGTTTGGATTCGGTTGAACCCTTATCAAACTGCCCATGTTCGTGTTAACGCAAACAACGATTGGGAAGCAAAGATGATTGCTGAAGCACAATACGGTTCAGGTAATGTGCTAAATTATACCCGCATCAATTAAATACATGTGCCTTTGCAGGGGCAGGCCGTGTAGCGGTAAGCGGTAGGTCAAATTCCTATAGGCTCGGTAGAGGCCCCACACACCCTGAGAGGTCTACCAAATAGGAGTTTTATGGCATATTCGAATCAAGTTATTGACCATTATGAGAACCCACGAAATGTGGGTTCTTTCGCTAAAGATGATAGGTCAGTCGGTACCGGCATGGTTGGTGCACCTGCTTGCGGCGATGTAATGAAACTACAAATAAAGGTTGACCATGATACAGGTATTATTACAGATGCGAAATTTAAAACGTATGGCTGCGGATCGGCTATCGCAAGCTCGAGCCTCGTCACAGAATGGGTCAAAGGAAAAACACTTGATGAAGCAGGATCAATTAAAAACAGCCAAATCGCCGAAGAGCTAGCATTGCCTCCGGTTAAAATACACTGCTCGATCTTAGCAGAAGATGCCATTAAGGCAGCAGTAGAGGATTATAGAAAAAAACATGATCTCGTTAACTGAATCAGCTTCTAACAAAATAACCCAGACTCTAAAGAAAAGAGGTAGTGGTCTTGGGATTAGAATTGGTGTAAAAACTACTGGTTGCAGTGGACTAGCCTATGTGTTAGAGTATGTAGATTTGCCCAGCCCAGAGGATCGCTGTGTAGATTGTGGCGACTGCAAAGTATTCATAGATCCAAAGAGTTGTCCTTACCTTCAGGGCATGACCATTGATTACGTAAAGCAAGGTCTGAACGAAGGATTTGAATTTAGTAATCCTAACGAAAGAGATCGTTGTGGATGTGGGGAGAGTTTTAGAATATGATTGATATAACAGAAGCAGCCGTTAATAAAATTACCGATCTTTTAACAGAAGAAAATAATCCGAATCTTAAACTTCGTACCTTTGTACAGGGCGGCGGATGTTCAGGATTCAGTTATGGTTTTACATTTGATGAAGAACAGAATGAAGACGACTTCATAATCGAACGATCCGGAATGGCATTACTAGTTGACGCAATGAGTATGCAATATCTTACAGGTTCGACAATTGATTATAAAGAGGAGTTAATGGGCAGTAGTTTTACGATAAATAATCCAAATGCTCAAACAACCTGTGGGTGTGGTAGCAGTTTCAGTATATAACTAGAAAAATATGAAAAATTTTATTATAAAAGATACATCAAATTGGCCAACCCCAATGGGCGAACTAAGAATTCAATGGAACGACCCTGATAAAATGATTCTGGTAGTGAAGCACCAGCAATTAACACCATTTAAGGAGCCAAATGTTTATCGTTGGCCTAAGGCAATAGAGGAGTTCTTCAGCGAACGATTTGATTTATTAGTTAATACATGGAATCTTTACAATACATTGCCACCAAACCCGAAAATTTTAGACATAGGTGCTGGGAACTCTATTATTGATCTATTTGCCGCACAGTATATCACAGATTCAACTTTCTATCTTGTAGATAGAAACGAATTTAACATTAGCAACTTTCAATGGTTTAGTGAAAACAGTCAATTTTATAATGATTGGAGTATTGTAAATGATGCTATAGAAACATCAGGACTTGATAAAGATAGATTTAATATGCTAGATCCCGTAGATTCCTGGCCTGCTGAATTAGATCTTATTACAAGTTTTGCATCCTGGTGTAATCAATATCCCTTTATTGAACAATATGGTTATTGGGAAAAAGTTAAACAATCTCTCAAGGTAGGTGGAATTCTTTGCCTTGATATTAGTAATCATGCATTGGTAAATGATCCTAATATGATTAACACAATCAATGAAGTGTTAGGGACACCGGTACAGGTAGTTGAATATTTCCCCCCAACAGATGTTTCGGACTCGTATTGGAGAAGAGATAAAAATGATACATTCCTACCGGGCCCTAATGGATCTGCAGGTAGATATGTAAAGTGGATTAGAAGATCATAAACCGGTATGATTGTCTATATTCATGGGGCAAGTGCCACTGCCGCCAGCTTCACACATATAAGGCAGTATGTTAGGGACTATTTCGAAGAACCCGATATCATGCTCGAATATCGAAGCGAAAACGGATTTGCTAACAATCTTAAAGATATGCATGGAAAATTAGATGATGCTGAAAGATTATTTTTTATCAGTCATAGTCTAGGCGGAATATATGCTCTGCATTTAGCTAATCATTATTCTGAAACCACCCGGGGGGGTGTAAGTCTAAGCACACCATACGGCGGAAGTAAAGAAGCAGACTTTGCTAGATATTTTTTACCTTTTAATCGTTTAATGAAAGACATAGGGGTTATGAGTGCTCCTATGCGAGAAGCCAGGAGCTTACCTGCACCCCCAAATTGGACACAGGTTGTATCTACAGTTGGGCAGAGTCCTTGGATTAAAGACGACAACGACGGAGTAGTTACATTAGAAAGTATGAGATTTAGGGAAGACTTCGAGCAAATTGAAGTTCCATTAAATCACTACGAGGTTGTAATAAGCGATCGTGTGGTTGATATCATACTTGACAAGATCAAGAAAGTATTCTAAAATAAATACTTGTTATTGCTGTATGAAGCAAAGAGAAAAGTGTTCTGGACGCGGGTTCGACTCCCGCCAGGTCCACCATAAGCATGTTCTTTGAGGTCTTGGTCGTTACCAGCGTGGCAAAAACGGCGACAGAGTGTGCTTATGATGGGCCTGCCATGGTTTCGACAGGGCAAAGAGTAACAGAGTGGACAGCACAGTAGGCTATGACTTTAAATCAAGCAAAATCTATAGACGCAAACGACGATCTATTCGCAATGGCCGCTTGAGGCCTGCTGAGGGTGTAAGCCCAAGAAACAGAACTTACAAAGGACCTTCGGGTCCTTTCTTTTGTCCAAATTTTATAAAACATGTAAACGTTCTATAAGGTTATGGCGTTATTATATTATACAGAAATAGTTCTGTATATTAACCTTAAAGGAAACATCATGAAAGTTATCGCAACTCTAATCGCTGGTTTGTTCGCAGTAAGTGCATTTGCCGCTGAACCTGCTAAGAAGGAAGAAAAGAAGGCTGATGCCAAGCCCGCCGCAAGTGCTCCTGCCACAGCACCAGCCGCACCCGCTAAGGCTGATGCTAAAAGCGCACCCGCTAAAGCCGAAGATAAAAAAGCCGAAACTCCTAAGAAGTAATCCACTTAGGAAGTCATTAATATTAGCAGGCGACGATCCTGGTTCTATTTTAATTGACGATGAAGACATTTATGTTGGGTATCGAAAACCAGAAATAGTAGACAAACTGAAAGTCGTTGATGTTGATGATGATTTAAACGACCATGTTCGTTTTAGACTTTGGCTAGCCAGACAACTGGCAATGAAAAAGTATTACGAGACTTGGACATAACCCACAAATATGTGGGTTATTTTTTTTGGTAAAATTTTTACTTGCGGTATTACCTTATTTCGTGTATAGTTAAGCTATATTAACTAACCAAGGAAGTTCTATGAACGCCGAACAGACGCTTACACAAATCAAACTTCATTGTATCCAGAATTCTGGAGATGAACAAATCTGGACCAATAAAGGCACCACCTATCACTGGAATCGGGGCCGCGATACATCTATCGGAATTGTTAATGGTGTGGTCAGAAAGCTAGCAGGTATCGATGCAAGCGGTAAACAAATTTGGGTAGTTGCTGGCTCCCTCAAGATTAATCAGTACGGAACCATTCTAAGATTTACCGGTCTTCCTAAGAAGTTACAAAAAACATTTGAGCCAGTGCATAAGGTTCATGTTACAAACACAGATAATCCTATTGACTTCCCCCAGACAGAAGTTGTATAATGATTTGGTTAATTCCAGTTATACTAGTATTCAGTGGTCATCTTTTATTGGCCGTTGCAACTTCTTTCATTATCATTCTTACTGACTAACATGACAATGCATTTAGAAGGCCCGTGGCTCAGCACCACCGGCAAGCGCAAAGGTAAAGTTAAATTTCGTAATGCCGAAGAAGCCCGCAAGGCTCGCGAATTAGATGAGTCTTGGAAAGATCTTCAAAAGAAATGGGGCATCGAGGCCGAAGAGAAAAAACGCAAGCGAGCCCTTTCTGCTCCAGTTATGCTTCCTACACAGACAACAGGAATCTATCGCCGAGATACCGGTCCCCGAATCCCTAGTCGCAATTCTGCTGACATGACTCCGGCTACTAAGGCCCCTGAAAAAGTTTACACAGGAACAAAGATTATTGGCATTGGTACAATGCACAAGAGCAATGCTGTTCCTATCTTTAGTGACGACGAAGCTAAAGAAATTAGTAGTATGCGTCGATAAATATTTCTTATGCCAGTAACTTTTAATGAAAAATTTATAGCCTATCTAGCACTATTCAGTGGATTGTTTATTTCATTTATAGCAGAATACTACAGTATTGTGGGATTTACTGCTATATTTGCCGCCGCCGCCATTCCCGTTATTATAATGGGTATAGCATTGGGTGTGGGTAAGATCACTGCTACTGTATGGCTCAAACAGAATTGGAGTATATCTCCGTGGACAGTTCGCATATATCTACTTACGGCTATTGCAGTATTAATGGCTGTAACCTCATTGGGTATCTTTGGTTTCTTGAGTAAAGCACACAGTGATCAAAGTCTAGTAAGTGGTGACGTTCAAAGTAAGATTGCAGTCTATGATGAAAAGATTAAAGTAGCAAAGGACAATATCGATGCAAACCGCAAAGCACTTAAACAAATGGATGAGGCGGTGGACCAGGTTATGGGTCGAAGCACAGATGAAAAAGGTGCCGACAAAGCCGTGGCCATACGCAGAGGACAATCCAAAGAACGTACTAGACTTCTTGCTGAAATCCAAGCCGAACAGAAAACAATTACTCAACTTAGTGAAGAACGAGCGCCAATTGCGGCTGAAGTGCGTAAAGTCGAGGCCGAAGTTGGCCCGATAAAATATATAGCGGCATTCGTATATGGCGATACAGATTCAACGGTATTAGAAAAGGCAGTTACCTGGGTTATTATATTACTGATTGTAGTATTTGATCCGTTGGCTGTTATTCTTCTATTAGCAAGCCAAATTAGTTTCCAAAACTTTAGAGATAGAGAACGCTGGGACTTTGAACGTAACCTAGAAGAAGCTGCCGATGCGTTTAATGATGTGTTTGCAGACGATCTGGACAATTACCGTCCGGATCCTTATGTAGCAGATGTAGGCGAAAAGCCCACTGCCGAAGAACTTGCGGAGGGTGACAGCCCATCAGGTACGGAGCCCGACGTAGTCACTCCGGCAACCACTGTCACAGAACATCATCCTGATACACATCCTTATCTCCGCCAAGGATTTAAATTTCCTGAAAATTACGAGCGTGTTGGGCCCATGGTAGCAAAGCAAGAGATTATAGAACCAGCGGTACAAGCTGACGAACCTCTGTTTGTTCAAAATGAGGAGCAGAAAGAAAGCGACCTATGGACCAGTACTATTAGCAAAGAAGAATACCAACATCATAGTGCAGAAGAAGTTGACAACGAAATAGATCGTTATGCTACTCTAGTAAAATCAGGTCAAATGCTAATGTCTGATGTTCCAGAATCTATATTACTAGCAGTTAGAGCAAAGGTATAAAATTGACAAATAAACTTACATTAATAACTCCGCCTGATTTCTTTGAAAATGAAAATTATAGTATAATGTTTATTCATCTATCAGACGACGATCAGGCCAAGGTAAGTAAATGGCTTGCTGAAACTGAATTGACTGAACATATCAATATATATTTTTATGATCATGAAATTGAGATACCTTGGCTTTTATATGCGTTGTCTAAGTGTGAGTATAAGTATATAGACTTAGACAGACTTAATACTGCCACTGATGCCTTGAGTGGACACATATTAGGAAAAAACGATATTTACTATAAAATTAATGACGAAAACTTGTCGGCAATTTATCATTATATAAATCAGAATAGAATATCATCTGTTGAAAACTTCTTGCAGAAGGCACTAAATGAAAAAATCAGACCATCACTGTGATTTTTGTAATAAAAGCAAAGACGAAGTTGAGAAACTTATTGTCGGTGATAATGCAGCCATATGTAATGATTGTGTAGATCTTTGTATAGACATACTTAAAGATGAAAAAGTAAAAACATTTCCTAACGAGAAAAAACTTCTTAATCCTGCACTTATCAAAGAGTACCTTGATGAATACGTAATAGGCCAGGAAGAGGCTAAAATTGCATTAAGTGTTGCTGTAAGTCAACATTTTAAAAGGATTAATAATCCTAGCAAAGATATTGAGTTAGAAAAAACAAATGTGTTGTTATTAGGTCCTACAGGCTGCGGTAAGACTATGATGGCACGTAAAATTGCTCAATATTTAGACCTACCGTTTGCTATTTGCGATGCTACTGGTATTACAGAAGCCGGGTATGTGGGCGATGACGTTGAGAGCATTCTTACTCGACTCATAAATGAAGCAGATGGTGACATAGAGAAAGCCAGTCGAGGTGTTGTTTATATTGATGAAATTGATAAAATTTCGAGAAAAGGTGAAAGTGCTAGTATTACTAGAGACGTAAGTGGAGAAGGCGTCCAGCAAGGTCTTCTAAAAATGATTGAAGGCAGTATTATGCGTGTCCCTAGTACCGGAAAAAGAAAACATCCCAACGGCGACATCCAAGAAATAGATACCCGGGGGATCCTATTCATTTGTGGTGGTGCATTTGTCGGAATAGATAAAATCATAGGGCAAAGAACAGGAGCCAAATCAGTAGGTTTCCATGCCAATGTTGAAAATAAAAATGATGATGAGCTTTACAGAAATGTAATAACCAAGGACTTAATCAAATTCGGTCTTATTCCTGAATTTGTAGGAAGGTTTGGAATTATAACCAACGTAGAAGAATTAAATGAAGACCAAATGGTTCAAATTTTAAAAAATACAAAGAACAGTATTGTAGATCAATACAAATACATGTTTGAACTTGACGGAATTAAATTAGAATTCGATAATGATGCGTTAAAAGAAATAGCGTCAAAGGCCAAAGAACTTAAAACCAACGCAAGGGGACTCAAGAGTATTGTAGAAAAAATTCTACTTCCATACCAATTTGATGCAGTTAACCTTGTTGAAAGAGGGTTAGAATCAATTCGGATAAGTAAAGATACAATTGATGGCAGACCTGCCGTTATGATTTTCAATAACAATAAAAATGAGCAAAAACAACAAACCACTAATGGGAAATAAAGTAATCGTCGGCGACATGCCTATAAACGTTGCGTTAAGAAAATTTAAGCAAAAGGTAGACGATTCGGGCGTTCTAGAAAAGTTAAGAGAAAAGATGTTTTATGAAAAGCCAACCACTGTTAAAAAAAGAAAAGCAGGCGCGGCAAAGGCCCGTTGGAATAAAAAACTTCGTGAACAACAATTACCCAAAAAAATGTATTGACTTTTTCTAATAACTCTAGTATAATTTAACATTATACACCAATAAGAGAAAGAAGTAAATGGAAAAGAAACCTCTAAAAATCACGTTCGCTCCGGGCTGTTTCGATTCGTTTGAAGGAACCCAAGAAGAGCTCGAATCATTTCAAGCCGAACTTGTTAAGATGTTTGAAACTGGAGAATTCCTTGAAAAAGCAGAACCAATTGACTTGGATGCACTTGACGAAGAAGATCCAGAACATGCGAATTTTATTCGAGAACTAATTCTAGCAGACGTACCTAAGAGGACCCTACAATAATGAAGTCCTTAATGGTTGATATGGAGACCATGGCAGTCTCCCCTAACGCTGTCGTCCTTAGTTTAGGGGCAGTACATTTTAATCCCTATGGTAATGGTTACGGAGATAAGATCTATTTTAAGATTGATCTAGATGACCAAGATGCGCTAGGCAGAGAAATTGATCCTAACACATTAGATTGGTGGAGCAAGCAAGATCCCAAGATTATGGAAGAAGCGTTTAGTCCAGACGATCGTATTCCGTTAGTTGAGGCAATGGATCGTTTTCATAAGTTTGCTTGGGGTTGTGATACTTTCTGGAGTCACGGTGCTACATTCGATTTGGTGATTATCGAAAACATTTATCGCCAATTGGGCAAACCACTTCCTTGGAATTTCTGGCAACTGCGTGATACCCGTACATTGTTTGATTTGGGTGTCGATCCAGATATGCCCAAAGATAGCAAACACGATGCCCTGCAGGATGCTATTAGACAAGCCGTGGGTGTCCAAAATTGTTATGCGAAGCTAAAAATTCGTCCTAAATAAATTTGGTAAACTTTGGTAAAACCGGGTATTGACATGCCCGGTTTTTTCATTTATAATTGTTTAACAATAAAGGAGTCTCTATGGACAAATCTGTAGAATTATACTGCACTAAAGATGATGATACTGGAGAATGGTTAGTTTGGTTTCCGCATCCTTTAGGGGGAATGGATGTTATCGGAACATTTGATAATGAGTCTGACGCACGCCAGTTCTGGCAAGACCAAATTGATACAGCGGATTTTAACGATGAAGAATAATACAAATACCATTTACGCATACAGCACCGAAACCTATCAGAAATATAGAGGTTGGATTAAATGCGGACAAACCCAACAACTTGCTGCCGATCGAGTTGCTCAACAAGATAGCACCAGCAACCCAGAGCCACTAGTTATTCTAAAAACCTGGGAGGTCCCTGACTGGATCAGCGACCACACTATTCATGCTGAATTAGAAAAAATGGGTATTCTCCGGGTCAGAGAAGACAAAGTTCGAGAATGGTTTCAGTGTACTGTAGATCAAATATCATCTGCAATTAATAATATTATTCATGGAGTTAGTCGTCCTAATTCATTCCTAATGCGTGACGAACAGAAAGAATGTCACGACAAGGTAGTTGCACACTTTAGCAACGGCGGCGAGAAGTTCTTAATTAATGCTAAAATGAGATTTGGTAAGACCTTTGTTTCTTACCAAATTATGAAATCGCTGAAACTGAAACGAGTTCTAGTTATTACATATAAACCAGCAGTTGATGCAAGTTGGCGAGAGGATATGGAAACCCACGTCGACTTTGAAAATTGGAAATATGTAAATGCAAAAGAATTTAACGCATCTAATCCAATTAAATTAGAGGGCAATACTGTAGAAGTGCTGTTCACTTCTTTCCAAGATTTTAACGAATTCAATAAGCCCAAGTGGCAAATTGCTAAAAACTATCATTATGACCTAGTAGTCATTGATGAGAGTCATTATGGTTCTAAAACTGAAAGAGCACAAGAAAGCCTTTCTCAATTAACCTATGACAGAATTTTATCTGTAAGTGGCACACCTCTGAAAGCTCTCATGAGTGGAGAATTTCTTGAAGAAGAAATTTATACTTGGGGTTATGCCGATGAGCAGGCTAAACGTAAGCTAGAGCAAACTGCTAATTGGCAGACTGAGGTTTATCGTTGGTTGCCAGTTATGAAGTTTCATACCTTTGAAGTTAGCGAAGAGGCAAAGAAATTAACTTCGTGTTATAGTGACGAAGAAGGTTTCACTATGACTAAGATGTTCGGTAGTAAGAATGGCGAAACATTTAACGATGAGAGTGCTGTAAAGTTATTTTTAGATCAAGTGTTTGGCATTGGTGTGAAAAAAGACCACAGTCCCGTTCGTGTTCATGCAGTAGATCATATGCTGTTTGTTATGCCTCCTAATGTTAAATCAGCAACGGCAATGAGTGCATTGCTAGAGAAACGTGTTGGGGAAGATTATAAGATTATCAATGTTGCAGGAGATAATGTAACCAAACTTGAAGAAGTTAAAAATAGTATCCGTCGAAACCAGAAAAGTATTACAGTCACCTGCGGTCGTTTCAATACTGGTGTTACTGTTCCTGAATGGGATATGGTTATGATGCTAGACGACACTCGTGCTCCGGAAACATATTTCCAAACAATTTTCCGATGCCAAAGCCCAGACAAGAAGCGGGCCAAGGAACTGTGTAGCGTTATTGATTTTAATCCTCAACGTTGTCTGGAGATGATTTATGAATTTGCAGACATTACTGCTAAGAAGAGCCAAAGCACACAAGAGGCCATTAGAGACTTTTTAGAATTTGCTCCTGTCTTAGATCACAGCGGTAATAAACCTAAAGAAGTTGATGTAAATCTTGTGTTAAACATGATGGCAGAAACTGGCGGCTATGCAGAGCGTTTCGGGTCTAGCTTTATGCTGAACTGGTCTAAGCTAGATGATGTTGCTAATAAATTCTTTGGAATTGATTCGGAATCTTCTACAGGCATTAATTCTAATGTTGCAGATAACGGACTCAACAAAGGCAAGAACTATGCACCCAGCGAGAAGAACAAACAAAAGTCTGAAAAAGATGTAGATCTGCAGGCTTTTAAGGAGCTCAGAGAGCGTGTTATTACTATGATGCGGCGGCTTCCGACTTATCTATTTCTTGAGTCATCAAAGATAGATAACGTTGAAGATATTATTACAGCAAACAATGACGATCTTTTTAAGGAAACTGTAGGAATTTCAATAAATGATTTTAACGATCTGTGTTCTGGGTTTATTAAAACAGAAAGACTAGACCGTGCGATCATGGCCTATAATCAAATTGATTCAATTGCATGAACATTTATAAAATTATAAAAAAGATTAGTCTGTTGCACAGTTCTAATACTGAAACGCCAACTGATTTCGAGTTAACTAAATTAATAATAGATCAACTCGACGTAGACTGGTCAAACCCAAAGCTGACTATATTAGACCCCTGCTGTGGCCGAGGCACCTTCCTGTTAGCCGTCGCCGATAAATTAGAAAAGGCAGGACACAAGCGCAAACACATTGTTGAAAAAATGTTGTTTGGTGTTGATAAGAGTCGTGTTCAGTCTCTAATTGCCGCCAAAGCATTGTCAATGTATTATCCCGGGAAATTAAATATAGAAACAGCAGATGCACTTACAAAGGAATGGAAAATGAAATTTGATGTAGTAGTAGGGAACCCTCCCTTCCAGAGCACAGAGGACGGAAGTAAAAGAAAAAAAATGTGGGTGCAGTTTGCCGAGAAAGCGATTGACATGGGCGACTACACTGCTCTAGTAACCCCTACAGCGTGGCAGAAAGATAATGCCAAATACTTTAAGGATATTTCTAAAAAGATTAAAAGCCATCTGGTAGCCTACGGTGACGCTAACAGTCATTTTACTGTAGGCGAAGATATTGGCTACTGGGTTGTAGATAAATCCACAACAAGTCCTGTTACAGTTATTGATAATAACCCGTGTTCCCCTATCTACAACAAGATGTTAAGAAAGGGCGATCGCTGGCATTATAGAGATTTCCAACAGCCACATTCGGATATTGATAAAATTGTATTTCCTTCTAGTCCCACAGATGACTTTGTTGTTCCTATTTTCTGGACAGCTAAACAGGTTCGATACTGCCGATCAATAGATGTAAAATATTCTGGTTGGAAAGTGATTGTTAATAATTCCGGGCATTTTTATAGTGCCGATGATCCGGACAAATATTCTCGAATCGATAATTCTATGACTGTAGGATTAGGAGCGTGGGGCATTAAAGTTAAATCTGAAAAAGAGGGTAAAAATGTTCTTAGTTGGGTCCGTAGTAAATTATACAGAGTAGTAGTTGAACAGATGAAAACTGGAGGGTTTAATAATCCATTTATTGAACTAGAGAGTTTAGGTGCAGGTAAGCTATGGACAGATGGTGACATCTACAAGCATTTTAAATTAACCGACGACGAAATCAAATACATAGAATCAAATGCTTGATAAAGTAATCGATCATATTCGAAACCGCAGTTATATGAGTGGTGTAGAACGAGATAAGTTAAGAGTAAAAGCCACTGGTGAGGTTTTTACTCCGACACCTCTTGTCCAAGAAGTATTAGATCAATTGCCCCAAGAGTTATTTCAAGATCCTTCCAAGACATTTATAGACAATGCGTGTGGTGATGGTCAATTTTTAGGTGAAGTATTAATTCGAAAACTCGAAAATGGGATAGGCTTTGAAACAGCTTTGTCAACAATTTATGGCACAGATATAATGATAGATAACGTAGACCTCTGCAGAGAAAGATTACTGTGTGGACGAGATGACTTGCGACACATTGTTGAAAAAAATATACAATGTAGAGATGGACTAAAATTTGGTTGTAATTTTGAGGCGCTCGGGCCTGCCCGTAAAAAAACAGAAGAATCTCTTAGGAAAAAAGCCAAGAAACTTGCCGATCAAACTGCTAAAAAACGGGCTAAAGAACAACAGCAGAAAAAACTTTTTGGAGAAATTATTAGTTGACTTTCTGGTAAAACCTTGCTATAATTAATACATACAGACAACACACTACCTAGAAAGGTTCCAAATGATTCTTAACAACGCTCCCGCTAACGAAGCGATTGTTTCCAATGTTGGCGAAATTGGCGAATTCCGTATTCGTAACTCAGCCAAAGCATTTAACATCCTGTCCAGCGGCCTTTACGCTAACAAGATCCGCGCCATTGTGCGTGAACTTAGTTGTAACGCTGTGGACTCGCATACTGCCGCAGGTCGTCAAACTACACCATTTGATGTTCATTTGCCTAACAGCCTTGAACCTTATTTTAGTATCCGCGACTACGGTACTGGATTGAGCCATGAACAAGTTACCAACATTTATACTACATATTTTGAGTCTACTAAGACTGATAGCAATGCCTTCATCGGCGCTTTGGGTCTCGGCTCTAAGTCTCCTTTTAGCTATACTGATAACTTCACCGTAACTGCTATCAAAGATGGCAAGCGGGGTGTCTACACTGCTTTTATTAACGAAGCCGGTGTGCCTTCTATTGCCAAGATGATGGAAGAAGACACTACTGACCCTGCTGGTGTTGAAGTTAAATTTGCCGTCAATGACCGATATGACTTCGACAAGTTCCGTCAAGAAGCTCGTAATGTCTACAAGTACTTTGCTCTGCGTCCTGTTATCTCTGGTAACGGTGACTTTGGCTTTGACAATCCTGACTACGAAACTAAGGACATCATTCCTGGTGTTCACAGTTACAAGAATGCCGGCTATCACAGCATTGCCATCATGGGTAATATTGCTTACCCTATCGAAATACCCAAGTCTGACAACAGCCTGGGCGATTTGAAGAACCTGCTGACTTGTGGTTTAGAACTGCACTTTGGCATTGGCGAGTTAGATTTCCAAGCCAGCCGTGAAGGTCTCAGCTACATCCCGCAGACCGTCGATGCTATCAAGCGCAAGTTGGCCGCGCTGAACACCGCATTGGCAGATGTATTGGCTACAGAAGCCAATGCTATCCCTAACCTGTGGGATCGTGCTGTGTTCATTAGCAAGAAGAAAGATGTGCGCCTGTGGGCCTCGGCTGTCAGCGAATACTTGACCAAGCACCCACTGCCCACTTACGATACTACCAACAAGTATGGCGCCCGTGCTATGACCTTCCAA